CGGCTTCAACAAGAAGGAGGACGACATCACCATCAGTCAGATCGCCGAGCTGGCCTGCGTGCATCGCAACCACGTCGGCAGGGCGATCAAAGACCTCGAAGAGATGCGCGTCATCAACCCGGTGCGCGCCGGCCGCTATGGCCTGATCCTTGGCCTCAACAAGCGCCACGACGAGTGGGCGAAGGATGAAATCAAGCCGCGCGGCCAAGCAACCAAATTGGTAGATAGCAACCAAATTGGTAGATCAGAGCAACCAAACGGTTGCATTGAAGCAACCAAATTGGTTGATTTGAGCAACCAAAACGTTGCACACAAAAGACAACCCCAAAAGACAACTCCAAAAGACAACTCCAAAAGGATTGCGCGTTCTGACGAACGCAACGAAAGATCGGGAGAAGCGTTCGCTTTGTTCTGGGACGCTTTCGGGTTGAAGAAAGGCCACAAGGCCGCGAGAGCGACGTTCTGCCGAGCGTTTGAAGAAGCGGGTTGCTCTGATGCTTGGCTGGACGCTGTCGTCCTTGGCGCCAAGGCTGAAGCCGCTCGTCGCCCTCACTTGATCGCGAAGGGGCTGACCCCTCTGTACGCTCAAGGGTGGATTAGCGACAAGCGGTTCGAGAATGAGGATCTGGCGGCGTGGGGGCGCTTCACGGACCGGCAGCAGGCGTTTGTTGATGCATTCAATTCCAACATCGGCGATATGTGCGCGCCTGTTGATGAGTGGTCGGAGAGGCGCGCAGCCCTGATTGATGCGGCCCTGCTCCACCCGTGGCCTATCGAAACGTGGTCAAGGTACTGGAAGCGCGTATCCGAACGCTGCACGTTCAAGGGTCAGGTTTCGTTTGAGTGGATGGTTTCCTGGGACAACTTTGTCCGGGTCAAGGATGGCGAGTTTGGGGATCTCTCATGAACCCGCTAACCTTCTCCATCGAGGCCGAGCAGTCGTTCCTTGGCGCACTGATGTGCGACGGTGCCGACGCCATGGCCCGCGTCGAGTGCGAAGTCACTCCGGCCCACTTCTACCGGCCGGACCACGGACGGATCTATGCCGCGGCGCGCAAGTTGGTGGATGCCGGCCGCTCTGCCGACTCCATTGCCGTGTCGGATGCGCTTGAAAAGGATGGCGACCTGCAGTCTGTGGGTGGGCTGGGCTACGTATCCAGCCTGCAGTTCGCCAGCTACAGCAGCGCCGGCATTCGTCGCCACGCCGAGATCATTGTCGAGCGCGCGGCGATTCGGTCCCTGATGGCCGTGTCCGGGCAGATTGCCGACATGGTGGCCGAGCCGGGGCAGAGCACGCAGGAGAAGATCGACGCCGCCCAGAAGCTGGTGATGGGCCTGTCGGAGCGCGCAACGCTTGGTGCCAGCGAGCCAAAGACCGTAGCCGAGTTGATGCCGAGCTACCTGGACGCGGTGGAAGAGCGGTGGGCGAAGAAGGGCGGGGGGATGGATACCGGGTTCCCTGACCTCGACAAGCGGCTCAACGGCGGCTTTGCGGAGGGCAACTTCGTTGTGCTCGCCGGAAGACCTGCGATGGGAAAAACCGCTTTGGGCATCCAGATTGCATATCACTTTGCCCGGCATGGTCGCGGTGCGCTGGTGTGCTCGCAGGAAATGCAGAGCATCCAGCTCATGGACCGGGTTGCGGCGTTCGTCGGGCGGGTAAATCTGGGTCGTGTCATCAAGGGCGACATGAGCGACGACGAAAGCGGGCGCTTTCACGAAGCCGTGTCGAGCATCTTCAACATCCCCCTGAGCCTGGACGAGCAAGGCAGCCTGAAGATGGACGACGTGCGGCGGAAGGCCCGCAAGGTCAAAGGAAAGCACGGCCTGTCTGTGCTGGTGATCGACTATCTGCAGCTCATGGTCGGCGATGGCGAAAACCGGACGCGGGAGCTGACCCAGATCACGGGCGCACTCAAGGCGCTGGCAAAGGAGCTGCGCATCTGCGTGATCGCCCTGTCTCAGCTAAACCGTGCTGTCGAGCAGCGCCCGAACCGCCGGCCGATCATGGCCGACCTGCGGGAGTCTGGCTCCATTGAGCAGGACGCGGACGTGATTATCGCGCCATACCGGGACGAGTATTACAACGAGGACTCTCCACACAAGGGGCTGGCCGAACTGCTGATCCTCAAGAACCGGCAGGGCGCATCGGGCGGGTTTGTTCCGCTGGCCTACCAAGGCGAATACACCCGGTTCGATTCCATGTACGGGGCATGGCCGGACGGCGAGGGCAGGGCGGAAGGCAAGCGCACCCGCCGCGGCTTCGACGGCTAACTATTTTGATGGAACTCCGCTAGGTTTTACGTCTGTCGTGCTTGACATTCACGCCATGTTATTTGGCGCGGGTGTTGAGCTTGAGCAGATGGATTGAAAACCAAGGACAGGGCGACTTCCATGGCTGAAGCCGTCCTGTTCCGCACGCCGTCCGGTGCGCTCGCCCCGGCAGATGAAGAGTCTCGTGCGCTGATCGAAACGCTAAAGGTCGGCGCAGGCGTGAAAGCCAAGCTGACACGCACGCGCAGCCTGCCCTTCCATCGCAAGGGCTTTGCGCTGTTCAAACTCGCTTTCGACGCGTGGGATCCGGGCGACACCAAGGAATACAAGGGCGTCGTGGTCGCCAAGGACTTCGACCGCTTCCGCAAGGACATCACGATTCTGGCCGGCTTCTACAAGCCCCTTTACAACGTCCGCGGCGAAGTCCGGCTTGAGGCCGAATCGCTGTCCTTCGCCAGCATGACCGAAGAGCGGTTCGCCAAAGTCTTCTCTGCCGTGCTGGGCGTGGTCTGGACGAACGTTCTTCAGCAGGCCGGATACAAGACCGAGGCGGAAGTCGAGCGCGTCGTGAATGAGCTGATTCGGTTTGAGGGCTAAATATGATGAAGCCAATCGGATTTGAAAAGCGAACTGACGGCTGCTGGTGGATTCTTGAGGACAAAGACGGCGCTGTGTCTCGCCGATCCATGAGCCCGTTGCAATACGAAATCCTTGCTGCGCGACTGATGGCCGACTGGCTGGAAGACGAGCGACGCTACGCCGGATACGGGATATCTGCGGACGGCATTGCGCGGATGGCACGGGAATCCATAGTCAAGGGGGTGCATCGTGGCTAATTTCAGATCACCAAAGCTGCTCAGGTACGCAAAAGACGCGCCGCGCTGCATGTCCTGCGGCCGGCACAACAACGGCGATGTTGTCATGGCCCACGCGAATTGGTCCGAGTACGGCAAGGGGATGTCGATCAAGGCAAACGACTGGGCTGTAGCGGCGATGTGCGGCACGTGCCATTCAGAGCTGGACCAGGGATCAAAGATGAACAGGGAAGACCGCAAAGAGGTGTGGCGCCGCGCCCACATCAAGACGCTTGAATGGCTGTTTGAGACGGGAAGGCTTTCGGTCGTATGACGGTCCAGTGCATTGACTGCGCCCACTCCACCCGCCCGAAGACTGCAGCCGCGAGCGACGACCACATGCTGCGCGCCGGCTTCGCATCGTGCGCCGTCCGCTTCGATCCGCCCGGCCATTGGCTGGCTGTTCTCTGGCCGCGTCACTGCGAAAAATTCAGCCCATCGCCGGACGCTCAGAAACGCCGCCTGTGGCTCAACAAGAGGACGCAGCCATGACCGCCCCAAGACGTGTCGTTTGGAGCGCCAAGGCCCGCCCTGCGTGCTTCTCGACGGACTCTGAATGGGCCGACTGGTACGCGTTCCGCGCGGGGGCGAAATTCCCGTGCGTGGATTGCACGCCCGAGCACCAGGAAAAGATGATCCGCGCCGGCAGGTGCGAGCACGCCGAAACCCTGTTTGTGGCCCGTGACGGGGAATTGACAGGCGTGCGCTCTGACGAACGGGGCTACAGCATCGCGCTACGGGCATCCGAGTATTCGCCGGCACTGGCAAACAGGCTGCAGTCCGCAAACGTGGCTACGTGCGTGAAACGGGAAATCGACAACTGGATCAAGAGGAAAAATAGCAATGGATGAGCGGTCAGTGATGGAGCGGCTGTCCGAAGCCAAGACCTCCAGCGATCTGTCCCACAGGCACACCCGCTGCGACGTGGATTACGTGGCTGCGCTGGGGGCCGCAGGCATTCGCCAGCCGACCGGATCTGCCTTGCTGGATGCAGATCTCACGCAGTCGGCCGACACAATCGTGCGCGCCTATCGTGCGGCAGAGCAGATCGTCAGGATGATCGGCGCCCGGCGCAACTGGCTGATGACTGGCCCGAAGCTCCGGGCCATCGCCACCGCTGCAATCCGGCTCTACATGGCGCCCGCGTGCCCGTGCTGCAAGGGCCGGGGATTCACGGGCGTGGAGACGATCTCCGAAGAGGGGCTGAGGGACTGCCCGGACTGCAAGGGCGAGGGCTACACCTACCGTCACGCGAGCCACGGCGACCTGCGCGAGCCCTGCAGCACATGCGAGGGGAAGGGAAAGGTCGCCACCAAGGCCAAGCCCCAGGCCTACGCCCCGAAGGCGTGCGCAGAGTGCCACGGAAGCGGCAAACGCAAGGTGCCAGCTCGCTACAACCGGGAAATCAGGGACGTACTGGCGGTGATGGAATCAAGGCGCAGGGCTGCAGGCGTGGCCGTGCGGAAACAGATGGGCGTGAGAGCGGAGATTGAATGATGCTGTTTTCGGAAATTCAAGAGATTCCGTTCAGCGAGCTTTCGCTGGCGGAAAAGGCGCGCCGGTACTGGGATTTGCTCATGTGGGTTGCGGTGTGCGATGTGTATGAGTCACACATCGCGCGAGCAAAAGAGGAAATTGCCGCAACGCTTGAAATGTCGACCAAGGGAAAAGCCAAAGCGATGCGCAGAATCTGGATGCGGACCCATCACAGGTTGAGCGGGCGCGCTCTATCTGATGATCCGTATCGGTTTGAGTGGGAGCGCCACCGCTCAGTGCTGGCCGTTGCGCAAGAACTCCGGGCCGCGGCTCTTGAGCAAGAAATGAAACAACTGGCCGACAGCATGGAGGTCGAATGATGGACCTGACGCCAGACCAGCGAATCAGGCGCAAAGCGGAATCCGTGCAGCAATTCGCGGGGGACGCCCCGACGTTCCAGTACGGCGAATATCAGCAGCCTGGAGCCGGACACGCAGATGCCTCTGGCGGGGGTATGACCCATTCATCGACGCCTGCTGCCAGCGCTCCGCAGGCGAGAGCGGTTCGGCGGTCGATGGGCATGGCCCGGCCGGTGTCGAAATTGGCGCCGCGCTCCATGCGTTGGTACGTGACGAGCGAAACGCCGAGCGATTCGGCCGCCCGGCGCTGGGTGTAGCCCATGCATTCGCGCCAGGCTTTGAGTGTTTCGTGGGTCATTGGTCTCCTTAGCTGACGGGTTCGCACCACACGGCCGGGGTGCGCAGGCCGCAAACCCGGAACGCTTCTTTCGCTGCATCGCATGCCCTGCCGTGACTGCGGCACGCGTCCATGTATGAATCAGGTGTTTGAACATCAAAAAATACGGTGGGCTGTCCGATGTGAGGGATTGCTGAATATTCTTCCTCTAGCCATTCTGCGATGGCGTCGGCGGTGGATTGGGTCAGCTCAAAGTCGGGGTTGTGGAAGCCATCCCCGAGGACTTCGGAGAACGCCGGGACAGCGGCGCTCAGGGCCGGGATAGAAAGCAGGGTTGCGAGTGAGAGTTTCATGATGTTCTCCGGGTTATGGTGTTTGCGCAAACGGTAGCCCCGCACGCGAGGATGACGGGAGGCGCCCGTCGGGGTTGTTGGTGCGCTTGGTCATGAGTTCGCCACTTTGGCGGGCGGCCTTCCAAATTCACGCCGTATTGCGGCGCACCTTTTAGAACAAGAGAGCGCCCAGCCTCTTGCTACGTCCGCAGATCTGGCTTTGTACTCCACTCCGCAATGGCAAATCATTGTCACTTTTCGGCCGCGAGCCGGCGCTTTTTCTTGTGGCTTGCTCGGCTTGTTTTTTACCGTTGCAGCCCTGCGGTCTATCTCGCCGTCAAGAATCCTTACCCAACTCATCCATGCGTCTGCAGAGTCCTCGCAGCTAGCTGACTGTGCCAAACGCTCCGCTACTTTGGAGGCGTTAGCCAAATGGCGCGTCGTCATGTCCTTGACGTTGATTTGCGTTCCGTCGCTTTGAGTCCAGTCGCCGGACTCCAAGCCTTCTACGTGCGGTTCGTACTCGACATCGTAACCTCCGCAACTGTCAGTTCCTTGCCCCATTTCGTTCTCCTTTGTTGATCAAGCAGAGGCGCAGGGCCTGCTCGTCGATCCGGGTCTGGGGCTATGCCTAGCCCAGGAATTCGTCTTCGAACTCGCGCATCTCGTAGAGCTGCGCGATGGCTTCCTCTGGGTCCATGATCCGCAGGAAGCGGATCAGGCCCTGAAGCTCGCCCTTGTCCTTGACCCGGAACTCCCGGTCAAAGTCAAGCTTTTCGTAAGCTCCTTCCTGACCCCGGACGACATCATAGACCGGGACGAAGGCGGCGAAGCACTCGCAGCCCCATGCAGAGCCCATCAGAAGGCCCAGGGCGGCCTTTTGTCCGTCCCGGTAGGTACGGACAAGGGTGTAGCGGATGTGCTCACCCTGGCCCTGCCTGCCGGTCAGAGACAGGTCGTAGGTCGGGCTGATGTGCTGGGTTCGGAAGAAGGCCTCCCTGAGGGGCTCTTCCTGCTGCTGGACGGTGAAGGGTTTAAGCATGGTGGTCTCCTGTTGATCCACGGCAGCCCTCTGTCAGAGGGCTGAGATTAAGCAACTAAAGCACGGCAAGCCACGCCCGGCTTCCCATGCGCACGGCGCACTTAGCGCCGGCGCAGGCGTCATCCGCCACGGCCCGCTCTGCGAAACGACGGGCTACGCGGCGCTTTCTCACCGCCAAGCTCTGCCCGAAAGGACGGAAGTCCCAACTACGGTTTTCGCTGGGCCGGACGACCAGCCCGACCACAGGAACGTCCTCGAGGACGTGCTCGAAGCCCGGCTCGATTTCCCCGAGAATCTCGGGGCAGTCTGGGTGGACGTAGGCGAGCAAGTCGCCAAAGTCAGCGTCCCGCCACCCTTCCGGGCGCTCGTTACAGCCCAGGGTGGCCAGATCCAGATCAATTGCGTCGCTCAGTTGAATGCCCATGATTTTTCCCTGCGTTGTTGGTTGGTCCATCAGAGCCGCCTGTCACGCGGCTCGGGTTGAGCAATCAGAGTGAGTCAATCCACTTCCCGTCCTGCTTGCGGCTGAGGACTGAACCGTTTTCGGCGGCGATCTCCATCACGGTTCCTTGAAACATCTGCAGGCTGGATGCTTTGCGCTTGACGGCAGTCAGGTTGGCAGCTTCAACAGTTTCACCCTTGCGGCTGGATTGGGCGTTTTGCAGTTCGGCGATGATGTAGGTGGTCATTTTCTTTCTCCTTGAGGTTTGATCCAGCGCCCTCGCTGAATCCATGACTCTATTGTAGCAGACTACAAAGTGTAGTCAAGAAGTATTTGCATGGAAATGCCCCGTTATGAGCACATCATTTTCAACGGGTGATAGTCTCGCTCCCGCATAAGAACAATAAACCGCGCCGATGAGCGCAAGCCTTCCCCCGCAGGCTCAAGGACGGGGGACGTTAGCGCCGTCTGCCGCCCTCAAATACCTGAAACGCCCGCCGTCCTCACTGGATCGGCGGGCGTTGTCGTTTCTGGACCCCGAACATGGCCCCTTCCACCAACCCCACTGAAGCCCGGATCGTCGCCCTTGAGCGCGCTATCGAGGACATCCGCGATGCGGTCGTCACGATTGCCCGTCTGGAGGAGCGCCACGCAGAGACACGCGAGGCCATCTCCCGGTGCTTCCAGGTGAGCGAGAAGAACGCCGAGGCCATCGTCGCAACGAACGCGGCAATCCTCGTGGCGAAAGAATCGTCCCGTGAGCGTGATACCGCTCTGCGCACCGAGTACGAGTCCATGCGGCTGCAGATGGAGCGTATCGAGGGCCGAATGAGGCCGCTGGAAGAGTTGCGCGGGTTTGTTGTCAAGGCCGTGGTGGCGGGGGCTGGTGTGATTGGCCTGGCGCTGCTTGGGCTTGTGGTTAAGGCTGGCTGATCGTGGCACGGCGTAGCGGCATCGATTGGGAGAAGATTGAACGGCTCTATCTCGCCGGCCAGCTCACCATTCGCCAGATTGCAGACGAAGGCGGAGTAGCACCCTCGGCAATCACACGCAAAGCCAAGAAGGACGGGTGGTCCCGCGACCTGTCGGAAGCGATAAGGGCGAGGACAAAGGCCAAGGTCGCAGAGATCGATGTTGCCGAGCTGATCGAGCAAAGCGCACGGGATGGCGCACATCAAAGCGCACAGGTCATAAAAAAGGCCATCGAGGACGCGTCGGATGTCGCTGCTGGTGTCTATGTGCGCCATCGTGCAGACGTTCGACTGGGTTTTGAACGCGCACAGAGCATCGAGGCGCTGCTTGATGAGCACATGGGGCAGGCTGAGTGCTTGGCTGATGTGGTCAAAGCAGCTCAAGCCTTCAAGGCTCTCGTTGATGCACGGGCCAAGTTGATCGACAAAGAGCGCGAGGCGTTCGGAATCACCAGCGGAGAGAAAGCTACCTCCGACTCGCTGAACCTCGAAGTCAAGTTCGTCTAAGTGGCGATTGAGATTCCCCGCAAACTGCAGTTCCTGTTCGAGCCGGCCCGTTACAAGGTTGCTCACGGCGGACGAGGCAGCGGCAAGTCTTGGAGCTTTGCTCAAGCGATCCTGATTCTCGGGGCAAAGCAGAAGCTGCGGGTGCTCTGCGCGCGGGAAGTGCAGAAGTCCATCAAGGACTCGGTGCATAAGCTCTTGGGCGATCAGATCAAGCGGCTGGGCCTGTCGTCGTTCTACCAAGTTCTGCAGACGGAGATCCGCGGCAAGAACGGAACGGAGATTCTGTTCTCCGGCCTGTCGGATCAAACCGCCGACTCGATCAAGTCGTTTGAGGGCGTCGATATTTGCTGGGTCGAGGAAGCGCAGAGCGTAACGAAACGCTCATGGGAAATCCTGCGCCCGACGATCCGTAAGTCTGGCTCTGAAATCTGGGTGACGTACAACCCGGAGCTTGAGACTGACGCGACGCACCAGATGTTCGCGATCAACCCGCCTGACGGGGCTGTAGTCGTCGAAGTCAATTGGCACGACAACCCGTGGTTTGGGGAAGAGCTTGAGAAGGAGAGGCTGGACTGCCTGAAGAATCGCCCGAAGGATTACCCGAACATCTGGGACGGCAAGACAAAGCCCGCTGTCGAGGGCGCCATCTACTACGACGAGATCGTGCAGATGGAGTCGGACGGCCGGATTCGCAGCGTGCCGAGGAACCCGACCCTCCCGGTGCATCGCGTGTGGGACTTGGGATTCAACGACCTGATGGCGGTGATTCTCACTCAGCGGATCGTGTCGGAGATTGCAATCGTCGGCTACGTAACTGGATCGCGCCGGACGCTGGCCGACTACATGGCTGAGTTCCAGAACGATGCGAAGTACAGCCGCTGGAACTGGGGCGTTGATTACCTGCCGCACGATGGATTCGCCAAGCGGCACCAGACCGGCAAGAGCGATGCGGACGTGCTGAGAGGTCTTGGTTGCCGCGTGGAAGAAACGCCGCACATGACCGTCGAGCAAGGCATCCGTGCTGCAAGAACCGTTTTCCCGCGCGTCTATATCGACAAGGACGCGACGGCAAGCGAAGACGAGGATTTCCCCGGTCTGGTGGAGTGCTTGAAGCGGTATCGCCGGCACATCAATCAGCAAACCAAGACAGCGGGCGCGCCGCTGCACGACAAACACTCAAACGGTGCTGACGCGTTCCGCTACTTGGCGATCAACGCAGACAAGATGCCGTCGAGTATCGACATCCACGCGGGCAGCTTCGACGACCCGCGATTCAGAGGGCGCGCTCCGGCGTCGAGAGTCGGCTACTGACGCAAGCCCAACATGCCGCCACTTAGAGCGGCCTTCTTCTTTTCCGGCCCAGCCTATGAGCAATTACGCATCCGATTACTCGGAGGTCGCCACTCGCGTTTTCAACGACGAGCAAGCCTCTAACCCGCTCGATCCTATCGGGCAGGATCTGCTTGCCGAGTTCAATCGCGCCCAGACGTTGCGGCTCGACTTGGAGAATCGTTGGCTGACGGACCTGCGCCAGTACAAGGGTCAGTACGAGCCCGAGGAACTGGCCGGGATGGTTGGCCGCTCGCAGGCGTTCATGCGCAAGACTCGTGTCAAAGTCGAGTCCGTCGACGCCCGGATGATGGACCTTCTGTTTCCCGCGAACCGCGAGCGAAACTACGACGTAGAGGCCACGCCCGAACCGTCCATCCCCGCACCTCTACAAAAGAAGATCAAGGATCTGCTGACCCAGCAGAACCAGGGCACGGCTCCCGACAAGGACGCGCTGAAATCTGCATACAAGGCCGCTGCTGACGCTGCCGCCGCGAAGATGGCGACGCGCATCGACGATCAGCTATCCGAGTGCAAGTACCGCAACGTTGCCCGGCAGGTTCTCCACTCCGGCAACCTCTACGGCACGGGCATCCTCAAGGGGCCGCTGGTTGAGCGCAGGGAGCGCATCTGTTACGCGTGGGACGAGGCCGAGAACAAGTTCAAGCAGACCAAACAGAGCTTCGCCACGCCGTTTCTGTCCTACGTGCCGATCTGGAATTTCTACCCGGACATGGCCGTGACGCGCATGGAGGATGCGCGGTTCGTCTGGGAGCACCACCGTCTGACGCGGAACGATCTGGCCGAGCTGGCCGTCCGTCCGACGTTCAACGGCGCCGCGATCAGGGCCGCGATTGCGACCAACCCGAACGGCTCGATCAAGCTCATGGTGTATGAGCAGCTTCTTCGCTCGATGGGCGAGCAGTGGCGCATGCACGGCGACACGAAGACGGGCCAGTATGACGTGTATGAGCGGTGGGGCTGGCTCAACGCCGAGCAGCTTTCGGGCTGCGGCGTGGATATCCCCGAAGAGTCGATGCACGAATCGTATTTCGCGAACGTGTGGATGCTGCCGGACGGGACGGTAATCAAGGCGGTGATCGAGCCCATTGAGGGCATCCGCTTCCCGTACCACCTGTACTACTTGGATCACGACGAAACGAGCATCTTCGGCGACGGCCTCGCGTCGATCATGCGCGACGATCAAAAGATGCTCAACGCCGCGGCCCGGATGATCCTCGATAACGGGTCGATCACGGCCGGCGATCAGTACGAGGTCTATGTCCCGGCATTCCCGCCGAACGCCAACCTCACCGACATCTACCCGAACAAGGTCTGGCCGCGAACCGGCGGTGACATGCAGTTCCCGGCCGTCCGTGCGATCAGCGCCAACTCGCACATGCCCGAGCTGGTGCAGATACTGCAGCTTTTCGACACCAACGCGGACGAAGTGACGGCGATCCCCAAATTCACCTACGGCGACAACCCGAGAAGCGGCGCCGCGGGAACAATGGGCGGCCTGTCGATGCTGCTGGCTCAGGCCAACATCGCCCTGAAGGATTTCGTGGTGTCGTGGGACGAGGGCGTGACCAAGCCGTTCATCAGCGCCCTGTACCACTGGAACATGCGGTTCAGCTCTGACGACACGATCAAGGGCGACTACGACGTGGTAGCCAAGGGTGCATCAAGCCTCGTCGCCAAGGAAGTTCGGGGCCAAGCCCTGAGCCAGTTCGCCGCCACGCTCCAGCCTGAGCAGCGCGCGTTCATCAAGTGGGCGGACCTGACCGAGCAGCAGGCTTCCGTGCAAGACCTGGCCGGCGTCGTGATGACCAAGGAAGAGGCCCTCCAGCAGCAGCAGTCGCCCGAGTTCCAGCAGCAGCAGAAGATGCAGGAGATGCAGCTCCAGCTACAGATTGCCCTTGCCCAAGCGCAGGTCGCCAAGGCCCAAGCCGAAACCGAACGCCTCAAGGCTGCCGCCATGTCCGAGAAGGTCGGCAGCGTCTATGCCGCGATGCAGGCCGGTGGCGTTGCCGCACAACAGCCGGGCATTGCCGCTGCCGGGGATTCCATCCTCCGGTCGTCGGGCTGGCAGGACGCCACGCCGGGGCAGCCGGGTAGCGGGGCAGATCAAGCGCAGGGCCATCCGGTTCAGCCACAGCAACAGCCGGAGTCCGGGTTTCAGGGCGAGCGGGCCGGCATTGAGACTGAGGAAATCGCACTGTGACCGAGCGTTCCGCAACTGTTCCCGTGTCCGCTGACGGCGGCACATCAAACGCCCGACTCGGCGCTGCGTACCTCGAAGTCAAGCTGTACGCGAACACCCACGCCTACGACGCGACGGTGAAGTGGTTCGACGCGCTGATTACCGCCCAGCAGGCGTACATGACGAGCTGTCATCCCGACAAGCTGCCGGCCTGCCAGACCCGGATCAAGCAACTGATTGCCCTGCGTAACGCGCTGGGCGCCCCCGGTGGTGCATCTACCGGCCACGTCTTCGACTGACCATGATCCAAGGCGAAGAACTCGCTTTCGATCTCACCACGATCCGCGCGGCCGGCACCGATTTTGTCTGCCTGCACATCGTGGGCTCTACCGCGCAAGTCTGGTGCCGGTGGGAAACCGACGCCAACCGCTACCAAGTTGCCGCCGCCCTTGAACGGCTGGCCGAGCGACTGAGAAGCGACACCCCTATTTGAACCGACCCGCTCCGGCGGGTTTTTTTACGTCCGGCCCATGCCGGTGATCCCAAGCCCTCCGCGCGAGGGCTTTTTTCATTGGCCGACAGGAGCGCCAGAAAAACCATGAACCTCAACGACGAAGACGAATACACCCGCGCTTTCAACGCTGCGACCGACGACGCCCCCGAAGGAGATTCCGACACCGAAGCGTCCGCTGTGACCCTTGGCGCCGAGGAAGCGCCGGAAGAGGCCCCCGTCGAAATGGCGGAAGAACTCCCCGCCGACGCGCCGGCCGAAGATCCGGAAACCCCGGAGGACACCCAGCGCCGCAAGTCGTGGGAAGGCCGTCTGCGCAAGATGGAAGAAGACCTCAAGGCCCGCGAGGCTGCACTGAGCGAGCGCGAAGCTCCCCAGACCCTCGCCGATGGCGGCAAGGCCGAAGACGACACGACCGTGATTGCCGAGGGCGGCAACGGTGGCGAGTTTGAAACGGTGGATGCGCTCGCTGACGGTGGCGAGGCTGGCGACGACATCGAATCCATCAAGCAAGAGGCGATGGATCTGGCCGGCAACCCGGACAAGCTGGCTCAAGTGCTCGCCACGATGATCGCCGACTATGGCCGCGAGTTCGTTGTCGGTGCCGTGGCGCTCGCTGGCCCGCTGATCGACGCCAAGGCCGAGAGCTACGCATCCGACTTCAACGGCAATTTGGACGGCCTGATCTCCGAGATCCAGGGCGCGTTCAGTTCCATGCACAAGCAGACCATCGCCGACGCACATGAGGACTTCGAGGAGCTGGTGGAAAGCCCCGAGTTCCAGGCGTTCCGCGACTCCCTGCCCGAAGACCAGAAGGCCAAGGCCGACGCGACCATCGAATCGGGATCTGCCGGCGCCGTCATCAAGTTGCTGCAAGCCTTCAAGGACGCCAAGGACAAGCCCAAGGAAAAGACCCTTGAGGACGCTTGGGCCGAGGACGCCGCCACTAGTGTGCGCAGCTCGTCCCCGCTGAAGGTTTCGTCCCGCGCGCCCATGTCCGAGGACGACGAATACAAGGCCGCGTTCGAGGCCGCTTAACCCCGAGGGCTGGCCGATGCGCCGGCCCTTTTCGTTTCACCGCGCACTCCGCGCACAACCCAACGCTGGCCCCACCAAGGGACGCACAGAACATCCGCGCTTGACCGGAGGGACACGCTTACGCACCCCGACCGGAATAGAGCACACGGAGATGGCTGGCGGCACCCGAGGAAAAGCAGCAGCGAGCGCCCACACGGGCAATCCCTTCTCCCTTTTCTTAGGAAAACACCATGTCGACTTACGGCTCCACCTCCGGTGATTTGACCATCACCCAAACCGCGCACTCGGCCAAGAAGCTGCTTGAGCGCGCCGCCCCCTACTGCATCCTTGCCCAGACCGGCGAGATGCGTCAGCACGCCGCGAACCAGACCAAGACGATGAACATTCGTCGGTACAAGTTCGCGCCCAACTCCAACAAGTTCAGCGCACTTGGCGTGCCGGTCAATGCCTCCGGCTTCGTCCTGACCGAAGGCGTGTCGCCGACCCTGCTCGATATCGTCGTTGAGAACTACGACGTGACCCTGCAGCAGTACGGCGCCGCGACCGGCGTCACCGACGTGGTGGATGACACCTCCATCGATGATGTGCTCACCGAGGTCTACGGCAACCTTGGCGAAGTCGCCGGCCCGATGATCGAGATGATGCAGTGGGAGGTGATCCGCACCGGCTCCACCATCGTCAAGCTGGCTGGTGGCGTCGGCGCTGAAAACCTGATCGTCGCGGCCCTTGGTCTGGGCGAGATCCGTTCCGCCGTCCGTGCGCTGCGCGCCAACCACGCCAAGTTCATCACCAACGTCGTCAAGTCCGACGTGAAGTGGGGCACGCAGGCCATCGAACCGGCGTTCATCGCGGTTGTGAACTCCGACCTGGAAGGCACCATCCGCAAGCAGTTTGGCGACGCCTTCACCCCGGTGGCCCGTTACGGTGCTGGCGCCACCATCCTCGAAGGCGAGTTCGGCAAGGCCGAGAACGTGCGCTTCCTGTCCAGCTCCTTGGTGGGCAAGCGCGCCAACGTCGGCGCCACTGTCGGCACTGCTGCCAACCTGCTGTCGGACAACGGCACGAACGTCAATCTGTACGACGTGATCGTGATGGGCAAGGGCGCATGGGTTGGTACTGCGCTCAAGGGCATGTTCGCCGTGTCCCCGGTTCTGGTTCGCGCCAAGCCGAGCGATTCCGACGTGCTGGGCCAGCGTTCCAAGGCCGGCTTCAAGACCATGCAGAGCGCCGTCGTCACCCAGCCGGCGCACATGGTCAAGATCGTTGCCGGTGCCCTGAAGGACTCCCTGCTGGCCTAACCAGCAATCCACGTAGCACCCCGAGCCCTGCCTCTTCTGAGGTGGGGCTTTTTCATTTCCGACTGAGGATTTATAGCCATGGCCCGTACCCCTTCCGACATCACCGAAACCACCGAACCGCAAGTCGTCCGCACCAAGCGCGTCATCATCCAGCGCCCCGCCGGGAACAAGGACATCGGCCTTCTGCTGGGCTTCAACGACACCAGCGCCATGTACCCGTTCGACACGCCCGTGACGATGCCGGCCGACATGGTGGATTACTTCCGCGCCCAGAAGGTCGCCACCCCGTTCCCGG